CATGCTCTGGCCCGTAATCAATCACAAAATGGGCAAGTCCTTTACCCTTTGGGGTTTTCATCGGCAGAGGAGGGTTGATCTGTAACATGATCTCTTTCCTTTGGTTTGAATGGTCTAAGTTTATCTTGTGGTACGAAATAGGCTTCATAATATCCGCCATGGTTGGCAAGGTATTCTTTCTTCATGCCTTCATGACCATAGCACCAGCCACGGATGATATATTCGGGACCTATGCCCGTCACAAGCACAAACACATGATTTGGGTTGTCGTCATCCCTAATAATCAAATCGTATGAATGTCTTAATCTTGTCCTGACTTGGATGTTGTTGCCTATGTCAGCCTGTTTAAATGTATTAACCGACATATCCCAATATCGGTTAATAGCTTTGGCAACGGCAAGCTCGCCAAGCGCACCTTCGACCTGTATGCCGCAGCCAGAGTCTTCAATGGACAATCCGTGTTTGGATTTATTTTTGTTTTTCCAAGACTCATACCTACGTATGACACCGACATTTGATGCGCTTAACATTTCAGCCAATGATAGTATTACTAAAACATTATTGCCCTGTTGGATAATTGACATCTTTTTTCTCGCCACGTTTTCTAGATGGTATGTAACATAGTTTCTTATGATCTAAGCAATAAATGCCGTGTCCATGTGGTTCTTTGCCACAGAAAATAAGCTCATCAAATCGGCCTTCATTGAAAGCATACTTACATGTTCTATGTGTAAGGTTAAAAAACCCTACTCCTTTTGGCTTGGATTTTTCTTTCTCTTCAATGTATTTTATAGCTTCTTCTCTAAGTTTTTTCATCCTCTCTTTTAATAAATTTTGATCGTGCTGAAGACGGCGGCGCTCTCTGACAATCACTTCATCTTGTATGCGAGCAAAACGCTTCTCTTGTGATTTATAATCCAGATAGCCCTTTTGCCTTAACCGCATTAACTTGCCCATAACGGCATTGCGCGTTTTATTAACTTCAGCAGCTATTTGAGAGCCTGATAAACCATCTTTCCAAAGTCTTATAAGTTGTTTTTCGTAAGCTGTTAGTTCTGTCATGTTAATTTTCCTATGTGTGGGATGGCGGGTTTCCCCGCCACCTTCATGTCTTCATACGATATGCCAATCGTATATATTTTTTCTTGTAAAGCTCGGCACGCTTGCGAAGCTTTTTGTTCCAGCCTAATGGACCAGCTACGTGACATGCTGATAATTGATTAGCTGTCATGTGGCCTTTATTTGATTCCAAGCAAATTTGCATGTGCTTGATACCAGCGTCTATTCCATAGGAACAATCGCGTTTGATGCGGTTGTAATCATAACCCATTGCCGATGCCGACTTAGGCATGATTTGGAACACACCAGCAGCATGCCCCAAATGTGTTTTCGGGCCAATAGCAAAACAGTTGAAACTTGATTCAAGTCTTGCAATTTTAAGAGCAGGGTTAACGTATTCTAAACCCATATTCTCTCTGACACGATCAGCAATGATTTTTCTGACTACCTTTTGTTCGCTTGTCATAGGAACTTCTGGAGAAAAGATGGAAGCTGTAAATCCAACATTTTCCATTTTCTCTGGAGCTTTTAAGCCCTTTGACCAGTATTCCTTGTCTTTGCGAAAAAAGTCAGCCGCGCTATCTTCATCCGCTATGGTGTAATTAAAGTTAAGGGTTGTTAGCCCCACCATTGTTAACACCAGAAGTGTTAGGAACTTCTTCACTTGCGATCTCCTTTTTGACTGGAGCAAACCGCCTTGCCATGGCAGCTATGTCGTCCTCTACTTGTGTTTGTTGTGGATACTGCGCCCCTGCAAACTGAGCTGCAAAAGCAAGATAGTTTATACCATCTACATAGTTGTCGTCTAGATTGCGGGTCGTTTGAAGCCGAGCCATTTTGAGACAATGCAAAATCATCGTGACATCATAAGGGGTTATGTCCTTATCAATCATGATTGTGGCGAGTTGAGCTGCCCTGTCAAAGCATGTTTCAATAGGGCCGTAAAGGTTTCCGCGTTGGTTGAGAGTACTGGCGGCGGTAGTCAGTATGTTGATATGGTTCGTCATAGTTATAGTCCTTTTCATATTCTATAAATTTTTGCACTTTACCTATTTGTGATGTGTTCAAGATAATTTCACCTCTATCTTCCCATTTTACTTCTCCATTTGGATACTCCTTTCTGTAGTGTTGATGACATAGAATAAAATCGTTATCATTTAGCACGTCACGAAATTCAAGACATGATGATACTTCATAATCTACTGTCAGTTGGTGAACTAATAAACCTTTTACACTTGGCATATTTAACGTAACTAGAAATCGCATATCATCCTCATTTTTCTCTTAACACAACAGTCCCATCCAGCTTCTTTTTATACTTGGAATTGCGACCTCCAAACATTGGGGATTTGGTTTTTTTAGCCCCAACATGTTTTTGATGAATACGCTTTACTTTGGCTATGAGTGGCATGTCAACAGTGGCTGTATGAGTCCTATGGCATTTGCGATGTGCCACAAGCCAATTAGAAATATCGTCCTTACCGCCAGCTTCCAGAGGAATCTCATGTGACACGTCCCATTCTTGGCCAGGAATTACTTTTAATTGGCACATGTGACAGATGCCACCATGCCGCATAAAAATATCAGCCCTCATTTTTGCTGTAATGCGTACTCGTTTCATTGGATTGTGTACTTATTTTCTTCTTCTTTTTCTTTATCTTTGTTTTCATAAAAAGAAGTTAGGAAAAATTCCATACATATACACATAATTTGTACGTGAGTTATGGAAATTTCTTTAGTTTCTTCGGCTGACATAATAACATCAATAGTTGCTCTTGATAATGCCGCTAAAGCAATACCAACACTATTTTGATCTAAAACAGTTTTAACTTCATCAGCTAATTTACCAACTTCATCAGAACAAATAACTGTGCAACTTTCTTTGACTACTTTAGCCAACGCGTTCTTCATTCCTTTTTCATCTTCAATCATAATTTCATCTCCGCACGTTTTGTTGCTTCATGTGATTGCCACTCGTGAAATTTCATCCTTATGTATTCAAGTTTTACTTTTAAAAGAGTAGCTTTTTCTCTTGCTTCTACCATTTTTGTCACAAAATCACGCCAATCTTCAGACGCTTTGACGTTCATTTCAGCTCTGCTTACTGGCATGTCACCTTGGTTCAGCATCATGCGTGACAAGACGCTGGACTTGGTTTCTTCAAGAAGAGACGCCGCTGCATCAGCATCAACCCAAGACTTTGCAACGATGCGATATTGTTCTGATAATGGCATATCTTCTGTCATGATAAATCCTTAAAATGGAATAGGGTCGTCTAATTCTGGAGCTGGCACACTTTCTTGCTGTGTTTCACTTTGAGCTTTTGGCAACTTTGGTTTGAATGAATAACTGTGCCAATCATCCCCATTTTTATCTGATCTAACCCATGTGTTAACCCAGTATTCTTTACCATCTATCATAGCAGAGCCAGTTAAATGTGCTGAATTTGGTTTATCTGCACGTCTATTTTTAAATGCAGTACCAGACATATCTCGTTGTTCATAAGCCATAGTTATTCTCCGTATTGCGTTTTTAGTTTATCTACTATTTCAGATAATTCTGTCAGAAATAGTGTAACTTCTTTTTCAAGCTCCGCAATCATTGATTCATCACGCTCAACACGTTTTTTGAAAAAGCGCATGTTTTCAGGCATGCGTGGATCATAAGATACAAAGTCACACCATTGACGACCTGTGCATGACATCTGCCATTGCATTTGAATGTTATATTTGTTGGATAGGTTATTACCCAACAATGTTTCAATATGCGTGGCAGTGTTAGGGCATTTGATTTCAATAAGCCCATCGTCATCAATCAAGCCATCTGGACTTGCTCCAGCGCCATTGATTGTTGGGTGGGGAATAAATCCGACCTCCTTTACCAAATTCCCAGTGTCTGCCTGATAGACAGATCGGGCCTCTGGCTCGGTATTTATCCCCCACACCATTGCAGCGTTCTGATAAGAGTCCCCCTTAACACCAGTCAGACGCTCGCAAACTAATTCAGCCATGTAGTTAGCACGACTTGTTGAATATCCGCTTTTGGTTTTCGCTACGACATCCGCAACGCGAGATGCTGTAACCTTACCAAGGCGAGCATTAAACCATTCTTCACTTCTCTGTTCCATCGTTCAGTACTTTCTCTGTCATAGTTTTCGCTAGTTGTAGTGCTGCTTCTGTTAAATCATTTCCATCTGTGTATCGACCATTGATAAGCAAACCCATCATCGCATATCCTGAATATGATTTGATGAGAGTTTCTTTCATCCGATCTTCTTCAATTTTTTTAGTTACAGGTTTCTCAAGCAATGGATGTGGTGGCAAAGCTGGAGTAACGGGTGGTTTTGGTGGTGTTTGAGCTTTTTCTTTAATAAGGACAATGCGTGGGATTCTCAAAGCTTTGACAATTTTTTCATAAGCTTTTTCGGTTAATTCAACTTGATATGATTCAACATTTCCGATGAATGATTTTGAGAATCCTGAGATCAAACCCATTTGTGCTTGGGTCCAATTCTTTTCTTTACGTGCTTGACGTATTTGTTCAACACGAGCGTTATATGGTAATTTAGCCATTTGAGCCTTCCTTCTTTGCTTCTACTGCATCTGCGATTTTCTTTAAATCAGCAATGTTCTCTTGTGACAGAAGCTCACGTTTGGCTTTGGGAAGCGCCTTATACCATTCACGCAATGCCTCTGAGCCTGTACCTGCGATAGTGATGCCTTCTTCAATGATTGGGGCAGCTTTCTTAGGGTCTGGCTTTGCTGGCGCTGGCGCGGCCCCTCCCTTGCCAGATGCCTCATTGCCGTCATCATCTTCTGCGGCAAGAGCAAGGATGCTCATCAAACCATAACGGCGAGCATAGGTGATGGCAGAGCCGTACCCATGTGCGTCTTGTTTGGCGAGTGGGATTTGCAGGGTCTCAGAAACATATTCGCCTGTCTTATGAACAAGCATAGTTTCGACCTCAACACCACCATTGGAAGCAGCGCGTGGGAATTGCATGATGGCAAGATCATTGATAGCCAATGGCTCACGAATGACAGCGCGAACGGCTGCGAGATCAGCATATTTTGAACGGAAAGCAGGATTGAGCCCTGTTTTTGTAGCGTCTTCAATTTGCCCTTGGGCTTTTGATAAAGCACTAGCAAGTTCAGTTATAGTTTCAGACATTTTCATAGTTAAGTCTCCAATCCCTTTATGGGATGCTGTCAATATGGCATTTAGCAATCAGTCTGTCAATAGGGTACTTGACTTGTTAATTTAATTGATAGATAAGAATGTCATGAGGCTAGACAAAGCACCCATTCTTTACAGAGTATTCCAGCACTTTGGCAGTGCTGCTGAGTTAGCGCGTAGGCTTGGCATTAGNCGTGCGGCTGTCTCCGCATGGACTCAAATACCTATCAAATATCTGGCTTTGGTTTCACGTGAAACAGGTATAAAAAAATCAGAATTGAGACCTGACATTTTTGAGGAATAGCATGACAAAAATTGTCATAGGCGATGATGATGTTGTGATCTTATTTTTCCGTGGCTATGACACGAGCATGATTTCATATATTTTCGACATACCCGAAGCAGACGTCTATAACAGGATGTCGAGAGTTAGAGAAAAACGATATGCTCAAACTGATCTTGCCGTTCCCGCCATCAGTGAACCGCCTATGGAGAGCTGGGAAAGCGGGGAAAGTCTATAGGTCTAATGTTTATACCGAGTGGAGAAAGCTGGCCCTGTGGCAGCTTATTTCCCAAACACGTCATCGGTTTTTTTCTACCCCCTATAAATTAACCATTTTGGCAGTTAGGCCAGATAAACGTAAGCGCGACATTGGCAATTTGGAAAAAGCTGTCAATGATATTTTGGTGTCAGCAAAAGTGGTTGAGGATGACCACCTTTGCCATTGGATTGAAGCAAAATGGGTCGAAAGTGGTCCATCTTGTACGATTATTATTGAAGAATTGCCTTTGGGGGGTGACGATGGGCAAGAGAAGCGAGTTCAAGAGAAAGAAACTTGATTTTTATCCAACGCCAGTTGAGGCTGTCGTTCCTTTATTATCTCACCTCAAAGCCAATTTGCGGTTTTGTGAACCTTGCGCTGGTGATGGAGCCCTAATCAAACATTTGGAAAGAGCTGGTCATAAGTGTGTGGCAGCTTATGATGTCGAACCACAGCATGACAGGGTCGCCCAGCTTGATGCCAGTTGGCTGAAAGAGGATGACCTTAACGGAGCTGACTTCATCATTACAAACCCGCCATGGGACAGAACACCCATGCACCAAATCATTGCCCGCTGCATGATCTTCCGTCCAACATGGATGTTATTTGACGCAGATTGGATGCACACTCGCCAAGCATCGACATATCTTGAGTTCTGCCATGCCATAGTGTCCATAGGCCGTGTCAAATGGATTGCTAAGTCTGACTCAACTGGCAAGGATAACTGCTGCTGGTATTTATTCGATGGTCGCTTCCCTACGCATGGCAAACCTACCTTCCATGGCAGGGTGTAATGGCTAAAATCACGATTGATGAGCAGATCGCAGAGATTGAGCGCGGCATAGAGGGCCGTAAGTATCAAATCAAAGCCATTGAAGACTTGTTCAGATATGCGGACAATGAAGACGAGCTGCGTGCTGAGATTGATAAACGCACAAGAACCTTACCTAATTTGGAAGCTGTTTTAGAAACATTAAAATGGTTAAAAGCTAACAGAGATTTAATCTTAAAAATTAGGAAAAACTTGCAAGCTCATGATAAATCTACAAGATCTTGATTTTTCATGACATATTGACAAATGTCTATTCGTCACATATAACTGCCTTTATGTCACAACGGGGGACTATATGAAAGATCACGACCGACTGTATGTCATATTGGAAAAAATAGGGAAGCCACGCTATCAAGTTGCTGAGTTTTTGGGAATCAACGAGCGAACATTGTATCGTTGGTTATCTGGAGACACGCGGATACCCAAGTTCGCGTTTAAGGCGCTTGAGTTGCTTTCTGAGGCAAAATAAGCTAAATTACAAAGATTGAAGCCCCGCAAGGCGCTAACCTTACGAGGCTTCTAATACAACCCGCATAGGCACCTGCGTGTTGGACTTGATGTGTCATATACCACATTTTGTCTGATTTGCAAGTCCCTATACCAACAATAGGTGACACGATGTCATTTCAGGCTATGGCTTGGGCTATAAAACAGCCCCTTAAATGCTCCGAAAAAATGGTTTTGCTTGTTTTGTCAAATTACGCTGACGAAATTGGCATTTGCTGGCCTTCACAAGACCGACTGTCTATCGACTGTGGGATGTCAAGATATGCCATCATGAGGCAGCTTGAGCATTTGGAGGAATATGGCCTGATTGTTCGCCAGACGCGCTACGAAAACAAAAAACGAAGAACCGACCTATACCATCTTAATCTTGACTTTACTTTCAACCCAATCTTGCACCTAACCCTAAAGCCAAGCCCGCCGATTAAGCGGTCATGACCCTA